CCGGCAAAAGCCGATAAGCCTGCCGGCGATGTGGCGGCTGAAATCAAGCAGGTGCGAGCACTCGCGCAGGCTTATGGTTGCAAAACCGTCGAGCAGTTTAAGCAGTGCATGGAAGTTGCAGCGGGCCGGGCTGTCGAGGCGGCATCGGCACTGAGCAATGATGAGCGCAAAAAAGCTATCGAGTTTCTGACCGAAGCAACGAAAGGCAATTAACATGGCAAAATCAAAAAAAGAACTGGTAAACACAGAGCTTGTAACAACCGCGATCGGCATTAGCTCAGAGCTGCGGCAGATTGTCGAGCAGATCGAAGCCAACGGTGGCGAGTGTGATGATGCGACCTTTACGGCATTACAAGGCTGGCAGGCGGCGCTAGAGGTAAAAGCCGAAAACATAGCACACGTAAAGTTGCGCCTTGAGGCTGACGCCGCATACTGGCAGCAGTATGAAGATGCAGCGCGGGCAATGCGTAAGAGCAAAGAGGCGGCATTAAAACGCCTGACCGATTATCTCGCCCGCTGCATGGCAACCGCAGGCGTTAAAAGCATCAAGCGCGATGATGGTTTATTCAGCATCAGCCTGCAGCAAGGCCGGGCCTCTTGCGTCGTTCACGATGAAAAGAAGCTGCCGTTTGAGCTTGTCGATATCGTCGAGCTAATTAAGCCGCGAACGGCGGAGATCAAAAAACGCCTTGAAGCCGGCGAAGAAGTGCCCGGCGCGACCTTGGAATACGGCGCGAGTTATGTAACGATTCGCGCAGCATCAAGTAAAAAGGGAGATACTGACAATGGCTAGCATGGCAGTGATTTGTATTACAGGAAACATCGGCAAAGACGCCGAGATCAAAACGACGGCCAGCGGCAAGACCGTGATAAAATTCAGCCTGGCGGTAAAAACCGGCTATGGCGAAAACGTGCGCACCACCTGGTATAACTGCGATTATTGGTCAGATCGCACAGGATTAGCTGATTACCTGAAAAAAGGCGCTCTTATCGGCGTAACCGGCGAACCTTCGCTGCGAGAATACTCAACCGACAGCGGCAAGCGGCAGAGCCTTGATGTGCGCGTGAACAACGTGATTCTGCTTGGCAGCAAACCGCAGGGCGAAGCTGCGGGCGACGACGACGGCTCAGTGCCGTTCTAACAACCTTCCCGGTCACAGAGTCGCCACGCAAGGCCGACGGCAGGCGACGCGGTGCGAAACCGCAGCCGGTAACGTCACAGTGTGCAGAATTAGGGGGCGCGGCACACTTCATTAAAAAACTAACCCCGACGCAGGTGCGAACCCTGCAACCCTCGGACGGGTGGCGAAATTGGTAAACGCTACCAAGTATCTGGGAACCGGCTTTCGAAAACCAGTATCTGCAGGTTCGAACCCTGCCCCGTCCAATGGTGCCGGACGGCATTCCGGCAAAATGGGCAGCATGCCGCCGGAAACAGAAGCATGCGGGTTGAGTTTTACTCGACTCTTAAAGTCTTGCTTTCGTGGGGAAGTAGGTTCAGGGCCGATGGCCCCAAAAACACGCCACCAGATAAGGAGAAGACGAATGAAGGTTTATGACATCACGCCAATACCTAAGCCGCGCATGACTCAATCTGACAAATGGAAAACGCGCCCGGCAGTCTTGAGATACAGGGATTTTTGCGACCAGGTGAGAGCTGCAGGTGTTGAGCTTCCAGATCACGGCGCGGTAATTACCTTCGTTTTGCCAATGCCGAAAAGCTGGAGCAAGAAAAAGCGAATAGCAACGCACGGTAAGCCACACCAACAAAAGCCAGACCTCGATAATCTGCTGAAGGCTCTGGCCGATGCGATTCACGAAGACGACTCCCACATCTGGAATTTCGGTTCAATAAGCAAGCGATGGGGAAGTGAAGGACTAATAGTCACAGGGGGTGATTAAATGCGATGGTTTAAACATATGACGAGATCCTGGGATGATGAAAAAATATCTTCCCTGGTTGAAAAATATGGCATTGAAGGTTACGGGTTTTACTTTCGAGTCTTGGAGATAGTTGCTGCTAACTCGGAAGACAGTTCACATTCAGCCGTCACTTACTCGCTACGAAAGTGGAGCAAACTCACCGCAATCTTTCAACCAAAAGTGCTGAGATTGTGTCAGGCTTGTGGAGAGTTAGGGTTAATTGAGTATGAACTTTCTGCAAATTTGTTGAAAGTTTCAATTCCCAAAATCTTCAAGTATCGCGATGAATACAGTGAAAAGCGGGAAAAGAAAAATCATAAAAATCGGGATAATATCCCGACATTGTCGGAAAAATGTCCGCGTAGAACAGATACAGATACAGATACAGATTTAGATACAGATACAGACCCGGCGAAAAAAAACGACGACACACCATTAAGCCTTTCGCCATCGAAAGGCAAAATTTCGGCAGACAAAAAACAGATCGTCGAATTCCAGAAAGCCATGGGCGCATTCAGCCTGACGGAAGTCGAGAAGATGAACGTCACCCTGCTGATTGATGCGGGATGCAAGCCCGAAGACGTTCTGACCGCCAAGTCGAAAAGCCCAGAATACGTCAAGAGCTTCAAATCAGAATTTGCCATGCGCCAGATCAATTCGGCCAGGCAGATCAGGGTCGGTGAGATTAAAGCGCCTGAAGCCCCGTTTGACGTCATGGCCTGGCTGGCAAAACCGGAACCCGAGGAGTCAAATTAATGGCAACACGCGAAACCGTGAGGAAGGTTTTTGCTCTGATTTTTTTCAAGTTTCCCGGGCGCAGGCCGCCCACGGAAAGCGACATAGGTCTTGCAATGAATATCTGGGCGGAAATCTACAAACAAATCTCTGACGCTGAGCTGATGGCAGCGGCGTCGAGGTTTATTGCTGAAACCACCAAAATCTACCCCGACGATGACCCCTTTGCGATGATTCGCGAACTGGCCCGTCCGATTCTTCCCGAAACGGAAGGCGATTGCGTGGAGCTGGCATTCGAAGCTGCATCGACCTTCGGGTATATGCGGGAAAAAGACGCTCTCGATTGGCTCAAGAGCCGAAGCCCTTTGATTGCAGCAGCTGTTAAGCGTATCGGCTTTCTGGAAATCTGCAGGAGCGAAGAGCCTGACGTAATACGCGGCCAGATTCGGGCAATCTTCAAGTCGGAAAAAGACCGGGCCAGGCTGCATGGCGGCGTGGTCGAAAGCGCCACGCATCTGACCGGCGGCATGCCAGACAACGAACGCATGATCGGCCTGACTCAGAACATCGGGAAACTTTTGCCAGGAGGTGCGAACAATGCCTCATGAACAACCGTGGCTAGATGATTACGCGACCCGACACCGGGCGGAACTGCAGGCCAGATGGGATGAAGAAGCGAAAGTATTCAACATTCAGAATGCAGCCATGCGAACGGTATTGAACGAATGCCCGCTGAAGCTGCGAACCCGGAAAGATTGCCAGGCATGCGGCAATGAAGCCTGTGTAAAAGCATACGAGGAGCAAAACAAACTATGGCCGGAAGAATACGAAGAACCTGCTTATCGTGCGAACACCACAAGCACACCCCAGGCGGCAGCAATATCACCTGCAAAATCAGGGTCGCCGGGTATGACAAAGTGCCCGGCCCCTGGCCAACCTGCATCTGGTTCAGGCCTCTTCGATCATCGAAACGATGAGGAGAAAGCAGCATGATGAAACACTACCAAAACGCATGTCGCGCAATCTTGGCGCATTACGGCGAAAAATCCCAGATCGTTAAAACAATCGAAGAACTTTCAGAGCTTATTAAAGCCCTTTCAAAAGTTGCTGTTGCTGGAATTCTTATTTCCGAAAACAAAGAACGAAACGCTTCGATTATCGAAGAAATAGCGGATTGCAAAATCATGCTGGCTCAGCTCGAAGAAATAATAGAAACCCGAGGGCACTCAAAAGCCCTTTCCGGCCAAATTAAATATAAAGTCGGGCGAACACTTGAACAAATCGCAGACGAGGAGGCCGCATGACGGCACCAATACTGCACTTAAACCTTAAAAAGCGCTGGTTCAACATGATTGCTTCTGGCGAAAAGCAGGAAGAATAATCCGACAACGGAGGTGGAGCTGTTATGAAACGTCTTATTCAGATTACATCCGGCTGCTTAAAGTGCAAGTTTATAGCCCTGAAATCAACGCTGCTAGAGTCTGATGCGTATTGCCGGAAAGATTACGAATATCCGCACATCAAAGACCGCTCTAAGTGGGTTGGGCACTGCGACCATCTTGATTACGACGATGAAAGCTGTGCCGAATTTAAATCAAACCTTGACTTCTGCCGCAAAAATGCCCGAGAAAGGCTGGTGCTGACGTGAGAAAAGGCTGCATCGTTGATCTTTTAGCCCGCATTGATTACCCGACAGACCCGCTTGCCGCTGCCGTCGAATGGAAAGTCAGCATAGATCTCGCCAGAAAACGCCTTTTGTCTGGCAGACGCCAGGGCTTTTTGTTCAGCGTGGGGAAACAATACTCGCCAACGCCGGAGCTGTTGCAGGCGTGGCTTGCCGAGGGGGTGTTGATATGATGTGGGAATACCGCGTGATTCGCTTTCTCAACGCCATGCCCGGCGGCAAGATTCTTGATTGGTTGCAGGTTCACCGTGTTTATTACCAGGGCGACACAATTAGTGCATGGGAGCCCGACCCGTCGAAGCCAGGCGGCGAAACGCTAAAAGAACTGCGCGAGGATTTGTTGCTGTTCTCTATGGCTTTTGAAAAGCCGATTTTGAACAAGGAGGATTTGCCGAAATGACCTGTAAAACCTGCCGACATGCTTGGTATGACGCCCCCATCAGGACATGGCGCTGCGATAAACGCGACGGTATGAGGCTGCCCGGCCTGACCGGGTGCAAGAAATGGGAGGCGAAAAAATGATAAACGCACTAAGAAGGGCGCTATTGCATGAACAGGCGCTAAATGAACAGCTCGGGGAGCGCGTGATGCAGCTTGAAACAGAGCTAAACACGCTTAAATTGAAGCTGATGACAGTCTACGCGGGGCAGCCAGATGATAATTAAAATCCCCAAACACCACCCGCTTCTGCCATATTCGGCAAACGTCATGCTGCGAGACTGTCGGGCGATACTTGCGCGGGAGCTGTTGAAACAGAGGAAGATCAGGAGGCTGAAGAATGAAAATAATCAGGGTATTTCCACGTCGAACAAAAGCAACGCCTGACGACGAAATGGCTTTTATTGGTGACCCTGGCTTATTCGTGCCGCCCGCTGATGAAATACATGTGTCTTGCGCGTTTACCGCCGATCTGCCGGAGGCCGAGCGACTTGCAAAAAGCTGGTCACGGTATGGCGTGCCGGTTAAGATCGGCGGCCCGGCGACTGGCGAAGCAGGTGGCGATTTTGTGCCTGGTCGGTATCTCAAACATGGCTATGTGATTACTTCACGCGGGTGTCCTAACCGCTGTTGGTTTTGCTCGGTATGGCGGCGCGAGGGGAAAACGATCAGAGAACTGCCGATTACCGAGGGCTATAATTTGCTCGACGATAATATTCTCGCGACTTCGCCAGAACATCGCAAAGCAGTTTTTGCAATGCTCAAGGGCAGCAGTAAGAAATACAAGCAGCGGATTGAATTTACTGGTGGATTAGAAGCGGCAAGAATGACCCCAGAAATAGCCGCCGAATTGAAAGAATTGTGCCCAAAACAACTATTTTTTGCATATGACACGCCAGACGACAAGGAACCACTTTTCGAGGCGGGCAAAATGCTGAAAAATGCCGGATTTACATGGGCTGGTAAATCGCTTAGGGCTTACGTGCTGATCGGCTACCCAAAAGATGATTTAGCTGCCGCCGATAATCGCTTAATAGATACCGTTAAGGCGGGATTTTGGCCGATGGCTATGCTTTACAAAGCCGACGGTTATGAGCCGGGCAAAGAGTGGCGCAGGCTGCAACGAGAGTGGGCGAGGCCCGCGATTATGAATGAACTAGCTGCGCAAATTCGAGATTTTATGTGAAGAAAGGGAAAACCAATGAGTAAGCACGCGCGAGAGCTGCGGAGGCAGCGGAAAATTAAAAGACTGAAGGAGAAAGCAGATGAACGATGAAACCTTGGTTGAGATCGGCCTGAAAGCCGCTTTCGACAAAGTAAAGCGGACGGGCCTTAGAGGCCAGATCAGAATGACCGAAGATGAGGCCGCGTTGTATTGGTTCTCTTGCGGGTTCAAAATGGGGCACGCTTTTGCGCGGTTCGTAGACAAACAGAAAGGAAAAGCAGATGAGTAAACACACACCAGGTTATGAAATTACTCGTGACGGTAAGATTTTTTCCGTCGCACATAATTGGCGCGGATATGGCCGAAGACAGCTTGCGTCAAGTCTAAATTATCATGGCTATCCGTCTGTAAGACTAACGGTAAACGGCAAACGCACTAGATATGCTGTTCACGTATTGGTGGCAAAGGAATACTTGCCAATAAAGCCTAGTGAGGAACACGAAATACGACATTTAGACGGAAACAAATTGAATTCTGCGGCAGAAAACCTGGCGTGGGGAACTAAAAAAGATAACGCCAACGATCGGGCCTGTCATGGTCGGACTTCCTGCGGAAAGCTGCACAGCGAAGCAATCCGAAAAAGTCGCCACAAAGAATGTGTTAAGCGTGGAGCGGAGCATTATCAGGCAAAAAGGAGGGTTTCAAATGCTTAAGCCATCGACAGGGCCGTGGAAATTATCGCATACAAGAATACAGGGCTTTCGCGTTAGCGATTCTACCGGTTGGGGCGTCGCCGTAGTCCTTAAAGACACCAACGACGAAGCCAACGCCCGCCTTATCGCCGCCGCGCCGGTGATGCTTGAGGCGCTGCAAAAGATTCTTGCGGTAAAAAGAACGGTTGACCTGAACCTGTTCAACATTGAAGAAATACACTCAATAGCAGAGGCCGCCCTGCGTGCGGCAGAAAGGGGCGAGTGATGAGCGAATTAGAATATTGTGCATTTTGTGACGGTGGTTATGCGCACTCAGGCATTTGTGACAGGTGCACTACTGAAATTGGACAGATGGGTAAAGAGCTTGCCGACAAAGACAGACAGCTCGCCGAGCGAACCCGGCAGCGCGACGCCTATAAAAAAGCGCTGGAAATGGCAGAAGATGAACTGATGACTGCCCGGGCTGACGCGGAGCACTGGAAAAGCCAGTGCAACGCCATGCAGCGCATGGTCCACGAATCGCGGGCCGACATCGCGCGTAAAGATGGGCTGATCGAGCAGATGCGGGAGGCGCTTGAATACACGAAGGAAAACGCGGTCTGTCTTTCAGAATATTATCTAGGTGCCTTTGGTGACTACAAAGACAACGACGAAATACAAGGTTGGCCGAAAATTAAGTGGATAAGGGCATTAAAATCTTATGAAAAGGTTAAGGCCGCGCTGGCGGCAGAAAGGGGCGAGTAAGTGGATAAAATATTTCAGGCATACTTAGACGACAAATGCCCGGTTTGTGGTCTTCCGGTTGACGGCGATTGCCCAAAAGACCACACCGAAACCAACGGAAAGTGCGTCGCAATAACTTTTGAATGTAATTTTTGTGGCTCTCAATATGTTGTTGGTTTTGAGAGACGGTGTAATCCGATTAAATCCAGCTTTATTCACAAGGCAGAAAGGGGCGAGTGATGAAGCTATACAAGCAAATGATTGCTGCTGAGGGCAAGGTGATACAGAAACACTTTTTTGCGCTTCTTCCTATCACCATTGAGGGAGAAACAAAGTGGTTGGAAATGGTGGGAGTGGAGTTTTGTAAAGAGCGCGTTTTTGATTATAACTGCCCTGTTGCGTGTTCTTGGCTGGAATGGGTTCCAAAAAGATTTGTTCGAGCCGACCCTTTTGGTTATGTTTATTATCGCCGTTATTTGAATGAGATTAAATATGGGGAAAATAAGCTGGCTGGCTTTTTGTTGCGGCGACTTAGCTTAATGATTTGGGGCAGATGCGACGATTGTCAGGCAATACGCCGAATAAACGGGCAATGCCCATATGCAAAAGAGCCGATACCATCGGCAGATGAGGCGAAATGAGCAAGACACCAATTTGCGACCGGTGGGAATATGATAGCTATTCAGGCGGGCTGGTCGTGCCGCTTAACGTGGCGAAAGACCTTGAAACCGAGCTTGCCGAGGCGCGGGCTGAGATTGAGCGGCTGAAAGCGCCTGCTCTCAACGCGTCGTTGCTGCGGGAAAAACTTGCTGGATTGGCGCACGATCAATGGGCGGGATGGATGGAATACCTATTTTTCAAATCAAAACAGGTAGATGGTTGTGTTGTTATTCCCGCATGGGCTAATGAACGGTGGCGCAGACAGGTTGCGACAAGATATACAGATTTGTCGGAAGAAGAAAAAGACTCGGACAGAAGCGAAGCCGACAAGTTTTTGGCGGTGTTCAACGCGCAACTTGCAGAACGCGACAAGCTGATCGAGCAGATGAAAGATGCGCTGCAATGGTATAAAGAACAGGTTTCTAGCTGCAACCGCAACGGCGACGCAGGGGAATTGGCAAGAGATCGACTGGCTAAAGATGTTGGCAAACGCGCAGAAGCTGCATTATCGGCGGCTGAAAGGGGTGTAAAGTGAAATGCAAAGAATGCGGAAGTGAAGGCGGCGAAATATGGGGCCATTTTGATTGCCCGCTTTGCCAGTCGTGTTTAATATATTTTGAAAAAAGAATCGATGAGATTTGCCTAAACATCCCAATAAAACCAGCGGCAGATGGAGGCGAATAACATGCAAGCACTGAACGCAATCGGTATGATCGGTATTATTATTACCGTCGCTATTTATATCCCGTTTTTAATGTTTTTGGCGCTGTGCGCGTGGAGCGCGCTGATTGAAAAAATTAGAACGGTTATCGGCGTTGAGCAAGCGGTAATGGATTACATGAAAAATAAAGCTGAATTTGCCGAGTGGAAACACAAAGCGGCAGAAAGGGGCGAGTGATGAGTAAGTTAAAACCGTGCCCATTTTGCGGAGGCGGGGCGGAATTGTGCTATGGCCCCGGCCTTGGCACCGATTCTTGCCGGGGTTACACGTTATACGCAAGCTGTAACGAGTGTATAGCGAAATCACCCGGCTTGTGGCAGGAAAAGAAGCCGGAGCCAAACGACCAGAGCTGGAAAGACGCGGCTGACGAATGGAACAGCAGACCGGGTGAACCGGATCTGGAAAACTGCGGCGTAGCATACTGCGAACACTACCCCGAAGGGCTGCCCGTCTGCAGTAAATGCCGCGAAGAAAGCACCCTTGCTCACGACAAAGCGTGTGCGTTACTAGCCGAGGCGCGGGCCGAGATCGAGCTCAAAAATGAAGAACTCGACATGTTCTTGGCAGAACAGCAGGCAATGGGCGAAATCATAGAGCGCAAAGAAAGGCTGATAGAGCGGATGCGGGAGGCGCTGCGGCTTGCGCTGCCCGAGGCCCGATCGACGCACTGCGAACAAACAATACTTGCCGCGTTGGCGGCAGAAAGGGGCGAGTGAAAATGAGAAAAGCGAATGAGCTTTATCACGATATAAACATTGAAATTGCCGAACGACTTTCCGATTACGCGAAAGAGAAGGGCGTTTCTATGGGTCAGCTTTCAAAACAGCTTGGCTATTCTCGCACATATATTTATCAGATTCTCAGGGGCAAAAGAAACTTTTCAATGAAAGCCTTTTGCGAACTGATGGAAAAAACTGAAACTATCGTAAGCCTAAACCTAGTGGCCGCGCTGGCGGCAGAAAGGGGCGAGCGAGTGTGAGCAAAGAGGGCTGGGCATACCTGTTGAACGCAAAAAACGAACATTATTTTATCGATGGCCGAAGCCTCTGCCGGAAATGGCTGGGGCTTGGTCTTGATTATGGCCGCACAATGGGGCAACCGGAGCGCAAGGCGTGCCGGAAAGCGCTGGATAAGAGAGAGGCGAAAAAGAACCATGAAACCAATAACCCATGACGAAGAAATCCTGGTCCGGCGCATCGTCTGGAAACTTTACGATCTGAAAATCATAACCGGCAAAGAGTTTGCCAAAATCTGCAAACGAGCCGAGAGAAGACCGAAGAGGGAGAAGGGCCATGAAACTTAAACTTTACGTGGTTATGGTAGCGATGAACGCGATAGACGTCAACGGGGTCGAGACGAAGCTGCCCAAAGGTCACTGGTTTCTGCCTGTGTTCGAGGACCAGGAAGAGGCTATCAAGTTCGCGAACGGTCGACAGGTGATGTTGGCGGAGCCGGAACTGCCACATGTAAGGGAAACAGCATGAAGCCGTGTAAATTTTGCGGTCACGTTTTCGACCACGAACTGTTGGGCAAGTATGGATGTCCTAACTGTTGCGGATGCAGGCAATAACACAAACCCCGGAGAAATCTGGGGATTTTTTTTGCCAAAAAAGAAGCCCCGCATAAAAACAGCGGGGCAAGTGAGAGGATCTTTTGAGAGGATGCGTTTAATATAGCATACTTTTCCACAACGTGCTTTAAAATTTATCATTTTTCTGATAATATAAGGGTATGAGCCAGAAACCAGAACAATCTGCATATAGTCAGCTGTCGCCAAAGCGGCAGAGGTTTGTCGACGAATATGCAGTCGATTTTAACGGCACGCAGGCTGCAATCAGAGCGGGATACTCTGCAAAAACAGCTGCAAGTCAGGCTGAAAGGCTGTTGAGAAATGCTGACGTAAAAAAAGCTGTCGAAGAACGCAGAAAAAGCATAAGAAAACGAACGGTGGACTACCGCCAGTATCTAATAAAGAAATCGCGCAAAATCATTGATAAATGCACTGAAGAGAAATGGAACCCACAGGGCGCGAACGGTGCGATCCGAAACATGGTCGATATTCTCGGCTTGAAAACTGAGAAGCATGAGATCAGCGGGCCGAATGGCACCCCAATACAAATTGAATACGATTACAGCAAGCTCACAACAGAAGAAATCAAACAGCTTATAGACCTGGCGACAAAGGCCGGTGTTAAAAAATGAACCTGCTGCCGCCAATCAACGATTTGAAAAATGAGCTCGCCCGGCGCGAGCTGGTCGAATACGCAAAGCTGCAATGGCCCGACTACCGCGTCGGCCGCCACCATCTTGCTATCGCGAATGCCCTACAGCGCGTTGAGTCCGGCGAATGCAAGCGCCTGATGATATTTGCTCCGCCCAGACACGGCAAGTCGATGATTACGTCAGAATTTTTTCCGGCCTGGTATCTCGGCCGCAACCCCGACAAGTATGTTATTCATGCAACCTACGCTCAAGAGCTGGCTGAAGACTTCGGCCGCAAGATCAGAAACCAGATGGCCGATCCGCTTTTCAGTAAGATATTTCGCGAATGCGCCCTTTCGACAGACAGCGCAAGCCAGAAGCGTCTAGCAACCACGCGCGGCGGCAGTTATTTTGCTCTTGGCGTCGGTGGTGCTGCCACTGGTCGCGGCGCTCACTTGCTTATTATCGACGACCCGGTTAAGGGGCGAGAAGAAGCAGACAGCGAAACATACAGGCGAAGGCTCAAGGACTGGTATCGTTCAGTTGCATATACCCGCCTTATGCCTGGCGGTTCGGTTATCATTATGAATACTCGATGGCACCACGACGATCTGTCGGGCTGGTTATTGAAAGAACACAGTTCGGAAAACTGGAAAGTTTTGAGCTTGCCCGCCATTGCCGAAGATAATGACCCACTCGATCGCCAACCAGGTGAAGCGTTGTGGCCGGAAGATTATTCCGTCGACGATCTCATGCGCATCAAAGATCAATCCGGCTCGCGTGAATGGTCAGCGCTATACCAGCAGCAGCCAACACCCGATGAAGGCAGTATATTCAAAATCGAATGGTTCAAGCGCTATCGAGTGCTTCCGGCGTCGCCGCAGCTTATCGTTCATTCCTGGGACACCGGCACCAAAGACGACGACCTTAACGACCCGACCAGCATGACCCGCTGGGATGTTCACCCGGCAGGTCTGTATCTTGCTGACCGCTTTTCTGCTCGCCTGCAATTCCCAGATCTTGTTCGCAGCGTTCAGGCGATGGCGGCCCGAGATAATCCCGGCGTGATTCTTATCGAGGACAAGGGAAGCGGTCAGCAGCTCCTGCAGGTTCTGCGGCGCGAAACGCGACTGCCGGTAGTTCCGGTTAACCCCGACAAGTCAAAAATAATCAGAGCGCAGGGCGTCAGCGGCATGGCCGAAGCTGGCCGCGTTTATCTGCCGGAAATAGCATCATGGCTGATCGACTTCGAAACCCAAGTCGCAGCCTTCCCGATGGCACCGCATGACGACGACGTTGACTCAATGACTCAGGCGCTGCAATACCTCGCACAATGGACAGCCACTATGCAGGCATCGCAAAGCAGCGCATGGAACGAAATAGGCAAATCAGGAGAACTATAATGGCCGCGAAGATTTCTGAAGAAACTCGAAAGAAGATTCTTGAATACGTCAAAGCCGACATCGACGCGGCCGATTTGTATTATACCGACAACGTGGAACCGGCGTGCTTGAAGCGCCTACAGCGGTTTTATTCTTCGAAAGAGTATTACCAAGCACTTTTCCCGGCCCTATCGCGGCGATCAAGTTTCACCATGTCAGACGTGGCCGATACGGTTTATTGGGTAATCCCGTCGCTGATGAAAATATTTTTTGGCGGCCAGGACCCTATTTCTATAACCGGACGAACGCCCGAAGATGACGCAACGGCAATGCAGACGCTTTGCAGCTGGCAGATTCAAAAAAAGAATCGTGGCTTTCTGGTGTTTTACCGCTGGATACTTGACGCTTTGCAGCTTGGCCACGCCGTCGTAAAAATACGATGGGAACGCGAAGAAAAAGAAGTCGAAGAATCTGAAGTGATGGCTCCTGATGATTTCATGGCGGCGGACTTCGAAGCTGTCGGCGTAAAATTTCAAAAAGCCGAAGAGCAGCCAGACGGCAGCTATAAAGTGACCGTCAAAACAAACAAACTGGTTAAAAACCAGCCCGTTTTCGATAACGTGCCAGTGTCAGAATTTGCCTGGTTACCCGATGCGGCCGATGTTAAACGCCTGCACTTTTGCAAGCACAAACGTCTGATGACACGTTCGGAAATAGAAACAAACATCAGAGCCGGCGTGTTTGATAAAATCACCGACGAACAACTTGCAGTTGCCAGATACGTCAGCGACGAAGACGAAACCCTCGAAGAATTTTTACGCGATGACAACCCATACAACGACGGGGCCGCCGATCTTGACGCCAGCCGTATGCAGTATTGGGTTGAAGAATGTTTCGGCAAATACGACATTAACGACGACAATATCAGCGAAGACGTAATCGTTACAGTCATAGGCGATACCATTGTGCGCCTGGAAGAAAACGAACTCGGCCGCCCGCACTTCGCGGTATTGTCGCCCTACCCCGACCAGTATCAGCTGACCGGTCGCACCTTTGATGATCTTATCGGTGAACTGCAGGACATCAAAACTGCAATCATGCGGCAGATCATTGTCAATATTGCTCAGAATAATGATCGGCAGGCCATTGTTGATGAGCAGGCAATAAACCCTGACGATCTGCGCGACAACCGAAAATGGTTGCGTGCTCGCGTCACTGGTGATCGCAAGGTTTCTGACGTTGTTTCTTATCTGCCGGAATCGCCAATGTCACCGGCCGCTATGCCGATGGTCGAATACCTCGATAACATCAAAGAAAACCGGACCGGCGTCACTAAATACAACCAGGGACTTGATAGCAAAAGCTTAAACAAAACAGCAACCGGCATAACCGCAATCATGGGCGCGGCAAATCAGCGCATCGAAATGATAGCAAGAATGTTTGCTGAAACAGGCATTCTCGACCTGTTCGAACTGCTGGTCGAAATGAACTCAAGATATATCGACAACGACCAGGTTGTCAGGCTGACAGAAGGCAAAAGCCTTGTCATCAGGCCCGACGATCTTAAAGGCGAATATGATCTTGATATAGCAGCAGGTGTCGGCGCTGGTCAGCGCCAGGAAGCAACACAAAACATGATGCTGCTGATTTCACAGATATATCCAGTGCTCATGCAGCTTGGCGTGCCGCAACCGATCATCACAGACAAAGCCGTCGAGGCGGCAAAAACCCTTGCCGAACAGATGGGCTACAAAGACGCTTCTAAAATCGTTCCAACCGCCGAAGAACTTGAACAATTCATGATGGCGCAACAGCAAATGATGCAGGCGCAGCAACAGCAAACAGATGCAGCGCTGCAGCAACTTTCACCAGAACAGCTTCAAGCTTTAATGCAACAGGGAGGCAAGCAAAATGCAAAGTAAAAACCAGCTCAGACGCGAGCTTATTTCGGCCGTTAATAATGGCCTTGAGGCTGAATCGGCCGCAAAGTTTTTAATACCAGTTCTGCAGCGCCGAAAAGATAGTCTGATCAATAGTTTGTGCAATAGTTCACTTGATTATCAAAAAATTGACAATAACTATTACTATGCGTTACACTTGGAATTGAGATTGTTGACAGAAATGCAAAACGACATTGAAACAGCAATCTTGCGCGGCGAAGAATCTTCAGAGCAGCTAATTGCCCTGCAGAATCCCGAGCCACGCGACACCGAAAACTTTCGAATGTAGGAGCAAGCACAATGACACCCGACACCGAAAATCTGAATCCGGAAGCCGAAAACGAACTCGACGAAACCCAGGTCACAGCTGAAGAATCTGACGAACTGGAAGACGATGAGCTGTTTTCTGATCTTGACGACGACGAAGACTTTTCCGACGAACTCGACGCCGACGATAACGGCGAAGATGAATCCGACAACCAGGAGAATGACGATGCCCTGCAAAACGAAGAAAGCGCCGAAGGTGAAGGGGATGCCGACACCGAAAACGAAACCGATGAAGGCACCGAAAATGCCAAGGCCGACGAAGAAGTAAAACCGCCAGCCGCCGCAGCCGAAAAAACCGCAAGCGGCCTGGAACGATACAAAGCTTTTAACGCTCGCGCAAAAGAACAGTTCAAAGCAAAATTTGGCGCCGAATACGACGAGTTCGATGATGACCACAAAGATGCTTTGCAGGACATCAAGCAAAGTCTGAAAAAGCACGACGAAGCAGTTGAAAAGGCAGCCCCGATCTTTAACAAACACGGCGAAAAATTTGCAGGCTTTGTTAATAATCGCTTTCTCGATTTGCCTGCCCGGGAGCTTGCAAAAGTTCGCAACGCCGAAGCCTCTGGCGATTTTTCTCTCAGCCTGAAATATATTGAACAGTTTGAAAAAGAATATACGAACAAAGCCGGTGCAAAAGAAAAGGCCGAAAGGCTTAACGCTTCGGCAAGAAATGGAAATCAGATTTCGACCAGGCAGCCGCCAAAGACCATATCATCAGGCACTGGTTCGGAACCTGCAAGACGTAATAAAACGGTTTTAACTCCAGAAGATCTGGGGTTTGAATAATTAACTCGGCCAGGAGGGCTGACCTCTCTCGGCCATAGCAAAACACGGAGGTTTTCACGTTATGGCTCTTAATCTTCAGAAGGGTGCTCAGACCACCAGCTTCAACAATTCGTCTCCTGATACCAGGGAGCGCTTTGTAGACCCGCGCATTTTCTTCGCGCAGGCCGAGATTGCCCCGCTCAACGCTCTCATGGAAAAAATGAAGCGATCGGTTCGCTCCACGTCTATCAAGCCAGAATGGGTTGAAAAAGACATGGGCACGCCGACCACAACGCTTGCCGTCACCATCAACAATTCAGACACAACCGTGAATGTTGCTGCTGGCACCGGTGTAATGTTCGACGTCAATGACATTCTCTGGATTCCCTCGGCAAGTGGCGGGGAACAGATGCTCGTTAATGCTCGCACCAACGACGCACTCACTGTAACAAGAAATTGGGGTTCTGCAGGTGCAGCTGCCGCGACTGCTGGCGATCAGATCGTCAAACTTTCCAGCTCGTATGCTGAAGGCGCAACCTCGGGCGTTGGCGTCAAGATTAAACCTTCGATGCCTTACAACGTCACCCAGATTCATCGCACGCCGATCGAACTGACACGCTCTGAAATGCAGATCAAGCGTTACGAACGCGGCGAAAAAGGCGCTCGCCAGGATGCCAGACGCGACGCAATGATTCTGCACCTGGAAGGCGTAGAACGCTCTTTCATCAATGGCGATCTCAAAGAAGACGTATCGACAAATCGCCGCGTTGCCAAGGGCATTCTTCGCTATATCACAACCAATCGCGAAGACCTTCAGGGTTCGCTTACCAAGGCCAAATTTGACAGCTTTCTCAAAGATGTAATGTTCAACGGCGGCGGCAAATATGTTCTGGCAGCTTCTGGCACCTTTATGGAAGCCCTGCATGCTGAAGTTCTCAGCAAATCGAACATGAACATTACTCCGGCTACCAAAGAATGGGGTCTTGATGTTACCCGCTATCTGTCTCCGTTCGGAAAATGCGACGTGTTCTATCATCGCGTTCTTTCCCAGATACTGGAAGACAATTACGGCGGCTGCGCCATGCTGCTTGATATGAGCCTGGTGACAAAATACTACCTGCAGAAAATGATTCTGCGTGAAAACATCCAGGCCAACGACGCTGACGGCTTCAAAGATGAATATCTTGAAGAATGCTGCGCCGCACTGCACAACGAAGCCAACCACGGCTTTATTTTCAACGTATAAGCAAGAAGGAGCTGAAAGCCATGTTTGTATTCCAGTCTATCTTTGCCGGTTTCGCAACCTATTACGGCTCAAAGAAAATCAAATTTCGTCGTGGCATCTTCCAGACAGAAGATCAGGCTGTTGCTGCTCATCTGCGCAAGGAACACAAGGGTGTCGTGACTGAAATCACTGAAGTCAAGAAGCCCGTGGCCGAAAAGCCAGTCGAAGAAAAACCCGCGAAGAAAGCCCAGGAAGCCGACAAGGCTTCTAAATAACAGCCGGTGTCAGGGCGGGGGTGTGCTTTCGGGCTGCCCCTGCCTTTTCATTTGAAAGGATAGCGACGCATGAATCTTGGCCAGCTAAAAGCAAAGGTAATTGAACGACTACGCGAGCGGTCTACGCCGGTGCATTGGACTACTTCAGAAATTGTCGACGCGATCAATCGCGGCTGCAGAAAATTTATCAGCGACGCCAAAATCAAAGAAACCATGCTTCCGCTTTCGCCGGCTTCAAATGACGGCGAGTTCTTTTTTCCATCGCGCATAATGAAGCATTCTGGCGTGTTCTGGAAAGGCAAAAAACTGGAACACCTCAGCGCCGATTACCTCGATAACTTTTACGGCGGAAACGTCTCGCAGTTCTCGCGTGGCGATGCTCAAACGACAGCCGCCGACTGGCGTGTGCTTACCGCAGAATCTCCTACCGGCTGGCTGATCGAAGACGGTCTTGTCAGATTGTTTCCGATTCCGACAAGCCTGCGGTCACTTTTTAATCCGACAATATCGTCGTCGGTCGGCAGATCTCACCAGGAGTTAACCCTTGCCGCCGGCGCCACCGTCATCAACTTCGCCAACAACATTCCGCAGGAACAGGACATGATAGACCTGTTCTGCAACGGGGTTTACCAGAACGTCGACCAGTGGAGCATAACCGGCGCGAAACAGATCACAATGATCGGCGCTTTTGCCTCTGATCAGGAAGTAGAAATTACGCAGCTTAACGGTCTTACCCTTGCCGCAACTCACACCCTTTCTCTTGCAGCTGGTGTGCAGATCGTTACGCTGCCAAGCCCGTATAATTATCTGACCGCTGCTGTAACTGTAAAAATCAACGGCATAACCCAGGCGCCTTCGACCTTCAACAAATCCGGCGCTTACACTATTACGCTTTCGACCCCCCTAGTCGTTGCGTCAGATGTTGAAGTAAGAATTTATGAGTTTGCACTTGAGACCGACAACATCGATACAAGCTCTTTTGATGTGAAAATGCGCTGCGTTCGCCTGCCTGTTGACATGTCAGCCGACGCCGACAATCCAGACATGCCGACGCACCTTGAAGATTATCACGACTGCCTTTGGATGTGGGCACTTGTTGAATGCTACAGCCGCGAGGGGCAGGAAAAAGATGCTGCCATGGTTCAGTTCTATGCGCAGCTTTATAACCAAAAGCTTAACGAATACCGGCAAAACTTCGGTGCGCCTATTTCGTTTTCTCCAGTCGACCCATGGACGGTGTAAATCATGTTTGGTTATCTCAACCTCAACGACCCGACCAAGATTGGCGATCAGGAATCGCAAACAGCAACCAACGTCAGAGTAGACAGAGGGTATCTGGAGCTGTCTGCCTGGCCGGTGGTTCAGACGACCAACCGTATTGCCAAAGATCAGGAAAACCGTGAAATTTACATCGATGCAACTTTCCCAAATGCCGGCACACTGAAGCGCAGATTATCTACCAGCTCAACGGCAAGACTTGGCACATTCAATGAATTGTTCGCGTCAGCCGCGTGGGCACCCGGAACCGCTTCCGGTTCAAAACCAAAGTTCAATGCCGCAGCAACAACCGACAACATCAAATACTATGCAATCACTTGTTACGATCCAGACACAAACGAAGAAAGCTGGCCTTACTTCTGGGAACATGACGGCGCATCGACATTCGAAATAGAAGCGTTGCCAGGCATCAAGACATTGCACCCAACAAAGGTCAACGCAGTGTGGCGTGTCTACCGTCGGCCTCTCGGTGGATCTGAATATCTTTACGTTCCGCTGACTGCAATGCCGGCATATGAAGATCAGATAGGCAACCGCAGCGATGGCACTCCTGATAATCAGCTTGGCACACCGTTGAACTCTGTCGATACTTACCCACCTGAAATGTTTGGCACCAGTGGCCTGATGACAAACGTCCTGGTTCACAATCGTCGGTTATGGTTCGTTCGTTCGTCGCCAACGGCAGTTACTGGCACGGTCGAAATACCAGCCGGCTACATGTTATTTTTCTCAAAAACGAACATCTTCGGCGAAGTTCCGATTAACAATTATTTTGCGTTCGAAAGTCAGATCACTAACATCTTTTCGATCGATGAAGAGCTGCTTGTTCTGACCAAGGAAGGCGTTTTTGTTATCTACGGTGACGACGAAACGACATTTACCGTAAAAGAGATAACCAGTTCTAAAATCGGCGCAGCATGTCTGTATAGCGCCGAAGCCATTGGCAACATGGTCATGTTCGTATCTTCAAATAAAGCGACCAGAACCACGACCGAAAGCATCTTTCTTGTTGCCGGCAACCAGGTTCGTAGAATATCAAATAATATTCAAAGTCTGGTAACCTCCGCATCGGCAAGTGCTCCGCTCGGCACTGCGGTAGTAGAAGATCGTTTTGTCCTGGTGCGATTAAATCCGATCACTTTCGTTTACGACATCGAGGCTAATGGGTTTGTTATTGCTGGTGCGATAGCGCCATCTGGACTATATAAAACCAAGGCGTTCGGTTCGCCCGGATGGTGGACGGCTGCCCGACGCATGTTTGTGCGTGGCCTCGGAAGCTTCACCGTAGTCTTTTATTCCGATGGCGTTCAGGTCGATTCTCTGGCGATCACCATAAGCGGCACAATACCACAAACCTACGACTTTACCGTGCCTCCATTCAGGGCGAATTACTTTGAAGTTGAATTTATCATTCAGCCAGGTGCGAAGATTTATGAGTTCGGGAGAAAAGAATAATGGAGCGTCTTTCATCCACAAATAATTTAATGGTTATGTCGCCCGTAGTTGTCGGCAAAGACGAAGCCGATAAAATTGGCGTCATGATTTATGGCACAGGCGGAAGTATGACCGGGCTGACACTATATGCGATTTCGCCGAGAGGTCAGATTACCGACGTTACAGCGTATCTCTCAGAAATTACCACCGGACTGACGTTTCTGACGTTGTTTGAGGCTCCATTTACGTTCGGGTCGTCCGGGCGCTATAAATTCATTCTTCACGATACGGTCAGCGGCGACGTAATCGTATCTTCAACGGATGTGCCCGAATGGACAAGCAATATTGATATGAAGGTAAGCGAAGTTGCAAAGCAGCGCGTTGATATTCAGCGCATTTATGGTCGAATCAAGCAAGGAGGCTGATTATGGCATGGTGGGCAATTCCCGCAATCGTAACGGGGGCAAGCGCCCTTCTCGGTTACAAGTCAAGCAAGGACGCAAACAAGACACAGCAGGCCGCTATTAACGCACAGCAGACGGCTGAACAGCAGAAAATGGCAGTCATACGCGAAAATATGGACTTGGCAGACCAGATGCTCGATGGCGGCGGCAACTATGGCGCAGGTGCAGCATCCCAGGCTAATCAGTGGACAAGTGATTACCTGAACTGGTTGCGCAATGCGCCAGACACAACCTATAACGCACAGCGCGGACAGATGGAAGGGAATATCAGATCTTCAATGGAGCAGGCAGCTCGCATAATGGGCAAGCGCGGGCTGAGCGGCGGCGTTGCAAATAACCTGATGGCAGGCATTGGTATGCAGCGTGCCAGCTTGCTCGGCAATATGGAAGCCGGAAGAAATGACCGCAGAGGTCAGAATCTTGCCGCAGGCTCTCAGCTCACACAATCGCTGATGGACAGAGCATTGAATCTCAGGAGCGCAGCGACCGGCACCGCGATGAACTTCAATAGCCAGATCCCAATGCTCATGCAGAATCAGGCAGCGCAGCAGCAGCAAAATGCCGGAGCATGGGGCGGCCTGACCGGTTCGCTACTCAATGCCATGATGACATACCAGCCGCCGACATCAAACGCGATGATGGCAAGCAATAACGCGATGGCAGGCAACGCAGCGGCGCAAGCAATGGGCGCAGCTTCCGGCAATCCGTTCACCTCGTTTCTGATTCCTGGCAGATAAGGAGAAAATCATGTCATTTGTAACCGGACTTGTTGGCAGTCTGACCCAGGGCGTTAATGCCTTTACCAATCGCGAACTTGAGCGCCAAAACCGGCAGCAGCTTCTGTCTGACGAAATCGCCAAACGTAAAGCTATGCTTCCGGTTGCGCTCGATGAACATCGTGCTAAGTTCGAACAGGAACAGCAGCTCAAAGACATGGCGCAACCTGACGAATTTCGACGCAAAGAGGCGGAAATGAATTTCATTGCCGACGTTCAGCGCAAAATCACCGAGAAGGCCAACAGCATAAAAATCGAAACAACTCCCGGGCTTCGCGAAGCTCTCGCTGCTGGTGATCTTGGCAAGGCGTCACAGTTTGTTGTTACCAAGGGCGATGAAGACTTTGTTGTGGCTTACCAGAAGATGGCTCGTGACATGATTAACAATTCGCCATACGAAAAAGAGCGCGACAGGCAGAAGGCAATCACCGAAGCGAAACAGGAACGCATAAAACTTGGCATTGAAAAAGCGCCCGGCTCAACCGGCGGCGGTTCTGGCGCTCAGGCACAAAGTGGCGGCAGACTCAGCCCGATTAGCGACATCAAAACCAACAACAAGCGTCTGGCGGCAATCGACAAGGACATTGAATACATAAAAAGCGATATTGCAGACGTTATCAGCGACTACAATTCTGCAAAGGCTGAGGAAAAAGGGCAATATCAGAAAAAGCATTCTGCTCTAATCAAACAGCTCAGAGAGTTGGAATCACAGCGCGGCGTGCTTACAGGAGACGCCGGATTTGTGCCGACAGAGGAAGAGCGAGCGCAGGCAGAAAGCTATCTGCCTAAAACGCAGCAACAAACCGGCAAACCTGTGCCGGCAAAACAGAAGAGATCAGCATATAACCAGATCGGCGATTTTTTCGCAAAATGGGCAAAAGTCCTTCAGAAGAAATAAGGAACAAACAAAATGGCAAGACTTGCGCAGCAGTTCAGAAACGATTTCACAAACCTCAGAAACAGCCCGACGTGGAACGATCTCAGCAAAGAAGAGCAGCAGGACATAACGCAGAAAGCCAAGCTGCTGCTCCAGGCATTGCATGAACGCGATTCGTTTCCTGAAATGAACGAGGCGCAAGCAATAGCCGAAACAGAACAGCAGTTTCTTGAAAAGAACCGTGCCGATCAGGGAGCCTTTGAGAGATACGTGACGGCTCCGCTCTATCGTGGGGCATCGAATCTCGGCGCTAACGCGGCTAAGTTGGCGGCATTCGGTCTTGATGTTGTCGGTGAAGATGATGCTGCCGACGAAATGCGAAAAGATGCAACAGAACGTCAGCAAGTTGCGAACGAAACCGCGCCCGGCCTCGGCAAATCATATTCCGAGCTTACGGCTGGCGACGTGCCGCAGTTCATAACTGATGTTGTCGGCGAAAATCTGCCTACTATGCTGACAACTGGTTTAGCCGGCCGTGCAATATCGGGTAGTAAATTGCTCGCTGGACTGTTGCCACAATCCGGTCGGGCAGCAGCGATTTTAACTCCAGAAGCAGTCGGTGGAGCAGCGGCAACCTATGGCTTGATGTCATTGCCAGAAGTTTATACCTCAGTGAAAGAAGCTGGCGGTGGAGCCGGGTCGGCTGCATTATTTGCGGCGCCTCATGCCATTATCGAAAATCTGGGTGGCATAACTCCGACAAACGTGGCTTCGTGGTTTAAAAGGGGCGCGGCAAAAGAAATTGCATCAAAGGGTTTGAAAAACTTTCTTTTCGACACCTTTAAAGGCGTTCTTGGCGAAGGCAGCGAAGAAGTCGCTCAGGGCATGGTTGAAATGGCTGCGCGTCATTTCTCTACAAAGCCATACGATCAGGCCGTGAAAGATTTTGCCGAAGAAGTAACTTCGCCTGAAGCAATCGAGCAGATGAAAACCGAGTTTGCAGGCGGCGCAGCGTTCGGCGTTGCTGGTGGTGGCGTTGGCGCAGTTCAAAGATATGCCGACATTCAGCAAAAACGACAGGCCATTGCACAGCGAAAAGGCGGTCGTGAGTTTATCGCCAAAGTAACAAAAGTTTTTAATGCAGACACAAGCCTGTCAGAACAGATGACAGAGTTAAAGAAAATGTATGCTCAGGAAACAGAGCCGGGCCGGAAAGAGCATATCATGCAAGCCATGCAGCAACTTCAGCGTGCCAAGCGTGGAGCGCCGTCGATATTGGAGCCGTCAGAACAGGCGCAAAATGAAATCCTAACTAATCTTAGAGCGCCAATGATGCGAAAGCAGGCCGAAGATGCTCAAGGCATGGCGCAGAATCAGGCATTTGCTCAATCGTTTATCGAACCGGCCCCGGAAACAGGAACCATCGCCGACTATCTTAAATACCAGGCTGAAAAACAACAGCCCGTGCCACAGCAGCCAGTAGAATCATACGAATATCCAACCGGTGCAGAAGGTTTACGGCTTATGCTTCTCGACGATCTGGAGCGCAGACAGCAGCCGAATCAATCTATTGTTTACGACCCGAACGCGCCGGAGAATAGACCGCTGCTTCCATACCAGCCGGCAGCGGTAGAGGGTCGGCGGCTCCCTGACGGCGGCATTGTTAAAGAATCAAAAAACGATGACATTATAACCCTGAAAAGCGGTGAGCCATTCAAAAGCCAGAAAGCCGCACAGGGCTACCAGGCAAAGAATAACCTCAAAGCATCACACGACATTGTTGCAACTCGTGGCGGTTGGGTGCTGATGAAAAAGGCAGCGCAACAGCAGGCAAAACGCATCACCGTCGAAACTCCCAGAGGCGGCGATTACGACAAACTCAACGTGCGCACCGAAAAAAATATACCCACCGAGAACCGCACAAGATTTACCGGCACTCCTGGCGTTGCTGAGAGAATTGAAAAACGCTTGATGCCGCAAGCCACTGCAACAGAAGAATTTGCCGATCAAGCAACCATCAAACAACCCGCGCCGGTCGCAGAGCCAAAAGCAGCAGAACCACAGGCAAAAGCAGCAGAGCCTATCAAGCAACCAACCGCGCCAGCCTACAAAGTCGAATCATATCAGGGCGGTTTCAGGGTTCTCGACCCACAGGGTAAACAATATTCGTGGCATACCAACAGACAGGCCGCCGACGATAAAGCGGCTGAACTGACAAGCGGAAAGACCGCGCCGGTAATCGCGCCAACGGCTGAAGTAAAGACCGAAACGAAGCCCGTAGAAACTCAGTCATCAACCAGAATCACCGCCGAAAATGCTGAATTGCTTGCCAACGCGCAAAAGCTGCGAAAGTCAGCCGCGTCTCTGCTTGAACAAGCACGGGGAGATTTGAATAGAGATCGTCAGACCAACACTGCCAGACGCGCAAGAATGGCGGCCGGCGCAACTGACGACGCACTTAATCGCGAAGCGTTTGCCAAAACGATGAACAACCTGGCAGACGCGATGGAACGCGGCGAAGTCAGATATCTGAAGGGCGTTAAATCACGACCAGACCTAATGCTTTTCAAAAACGAACTGACTTTGGCACTTGGCCGGCACGCCAGGAAGAATGATAAGCCTTACGACTGGTATAAAAAAGAGCCCATCACTGATGCCGCGATCCGAGATGGCGCAGAGTTCAACAGACCGCATCCTTACGGTGACTGGTTCGACCATGCAGCGAGAGAACTGGAAGCAATCCAGGGAATGAAACCCGCAGCGGCGTATATCGAAAAGTTGGGGCGTGGCAATCGCTCTCGCAATGTTTCACTTAGCGACGATGCCATTGGCAAAATTCTTGATATTAAGAAGACCATAGCGAAAAAAGGCATAAAGACGCCATACCAATTTGCCAGGATTCTCGAAACCGTTGAAGACTACCAGAAGCTCAGAGCGGCGGGCGTAAAATCTGATTTTGACCTGGCTGACGCTCTGATTGAATACCGCAACCTCGAAGCAGGCAAAAAACAGGAATCGCCGCTTGTAAAAGCGGAGAGAGAATTGATCGGCAAAAAATTTGAGGGCTTTGACTTTTTCCCGACACCCGCCCCGCTTGCAGAACGCATGGCGCAGGAACTCGACATCAAACCCGGTATGAAGGTGCTTGAACCTTCCGCAGGTAAGGGCGATCTGGCCGACGCAGTAAAAGCCGCGCAACCTGAAGCTGACGTTAAAGTCATCGAACCTCTCAGCGATCTGCGTGAGATCCTGACAATGAAAAATCACGAAGTCATCGATACAAACTTCGAAAATTTTGAAACAGATCAGAAGTTTGACCGTATCATAATGAACCCGCCGTTCAGCAAGAATCGCGACATCAGGCACGTCAGAAAAGCTTACGAACTTCTCGCGCCTGGTGGCAAAATGATTGCGATTATGGGCAATCATTTTACCTTCGCCAACGATAAAGAGTCCGTAGAGTTCCGCGACTGGCTCGATGCTGTCGGCGGCACTTCAGAAAGTCTTGGCCAGGTGTTCGCCGGTAAAGACGCTTTCAGACAGACCGGGGTTAACTCGCAGCTTGTGACAATAGAGAAACCAGCTAAAACCAGCTTCAAAGCTGAGCCGGGCAAAATTGAAGTTTCTGGCCAGACTCTTGGAACCCCGTCAACCGCGTCTGATCTGGTTAGGACGAAAGACCCGATACAAACTATTCGCGATGTGTATAACTCGAATTCTGATTTTAGAAGGGGCCGACTGAACAGTGCATTTATCGGCAGAGTCACAAGAGCGCTCGCCCCGATGGGCGTGGATAAATGGAAAATAGATCTCGCTGTTACGAACATCAAACAAAGAAATGCCCGTGCGAGCACCGGCGTTATGACCTGGATAAATGACGACGACTTAATTGCTGAACTGTTGAAAGCTGGCGACATCAAGAGACCCGCCGCGGCGGTTGTTCAGACCGAATACCGGGCGGGGGTTGATCTGGTTAAACCCGAAGAGAAAGATTTTGCTTCAGCAACCGATTATCTGAAAGCACTCACCAAATGGAGAGAAAAAACCGGCAATCTAACCGCAGCCGAAGTCAAGCGACGCGATCGGGCGCTGAGGTTTGCCGACCGCGCGGCCAAAACCGGTCAGAAGGCAAGCGGGCTGTTTCGCCAGGCTGACAAAATCTCTGAACGCTTTTACATGGGGCAGCCAATTCTTGTCGGGCATCATTCCGAGCGTGGCGCAAGAGCCGCCCAAAACAGGATGCACAATAAAATGGACGCCGCTCTGAAGGAAGAAAAGAAAGCTGAATATTACAGCCAGAGAGCGGAGTCAGCCGAAAAGAACAAAAGCATCTCTTCTGCTGACGAAGACGCAATCGTAAAACTCAAAGCAAAACTTGAAACGATCAGCAAAGTTCAGGAGCGAATGAAACAGGCGAACAAAGTTGTTAAAGCGTCAAAACTTTCTGACGCTGAAAAAATTGCAAAGCTCCAGGAGCAAGGCTTTTCAGAAGCGAAAGCAAAAAACCTGTTGGAAAAGGACTTTGCCGGCAGAGTTGGGTTCCCCTCGTATGCGTTGCAAAACAATAACGCTGAGATGAGCCGTCTCAAAAAACGCATCGAAGAGCTTTCTGTTAAACAATCCCAGCAGACACAGAAAATAGAATTCGACGGCGGCGAAATCGTTGACAACGTAGCTGAAAACAGGCTTCAGATATTCTTCGACTCAAAGCCAGACGAAGCGACCCGCGAAAAGCTAAAAAGCAACGGCTTCAGATGGGCCCCTTCCGCCGGTGCGTGGCAGATGCACAGAAGCACCTGGGCGAACCGCAAAGCTGAAAGCATAACCGGCGCGAAGATTCCGGCAGCACAGCCGGTGCAGGCCGCGCCCGTTGAAGACCAGTCTTATATCGGTCAGGCCGAAACGGGAGCGCCCGCCAAAGCCGAACCAGTAAGACAACTCTACAAAAATGACGATATTATTTTCCGCTTTCCTGATGGTAGAGAAACCGGCGCGTATATCATCGACCCGGAGCTGAAGACAATAGATGGCACGCCTGACCAGGTTTATGTCAAAATGGACAACGGCGCGGTTCGGTTCATCCCGCAAGACTGGATTACCAAGAGCAAACATTCGCCGATGGTTCAGAACCGTCTCGACGCAGAGAAAACCGAAGCCCCAAGAGCGGCCAAACCTGCCGTGCCGGTCAGCAAAAATGTGAAAGTAGCTGATGACGGGCGCAAAGTAACAACCGTATTCACCGATTACAAAAAAGCCTACGCCGTGATGGAAAAAGAAACCGGAATAATTTTGGTGCCAAACCAAAGCAAAGAAGGTTCCTGGTGGACGGTTTACTATAAATCAAAGATGATCGGCAACATGAGAAGATCAAGCCACGAAAGCGGTTTTCTGTTCGATTACGATCACGACATGCAGCGAGCAGAAACCGAAGATTTCGCGGCAAAACGCAAAAAAACAGCAGAAGAGTTAATCGCAGAAGTTAAATCGGTAACACGCAAGTATCTCGACGAAGACCCTCGGTTCAAGACAAGAACCGAAATAGCCTCAAGAGATATTCGCGCTGGTGCTGGCGTGGCCGCGCTTCGGTCAGCACCGATGCCGGGCAATGCTTTCGGTAAAATCCCTGGCGGGAAGAATAAGGGTTTTTATATTGGCAAAGATGGATATGTTCTGGAAGATGCCACGGTTGCTATTGACGGCAGACCCGAAATAGAAACCGGCTACGAACAACGCCCGGATGTTCCCGCTATAAATGTTCTCATAGATAAATACGGTTTTGACAAAAACGCGACCGGCCTAATCGCTGTTCCGAACTACAGCAGAAAAGGCGCTTTCGGTGATGCGTTCAAGCTTTTTGCAACTGACGGCAAAAACGCTCAAACTATAATCGCGGGTGAAGAAATATCTGCGTCGATTCAAATCACTGAGACCCCAGTCACCGGCGAAGAAGTCTATTTTAATTATGAGCTGCTTCGGGCGGCGCAGATAGAACTCGGTGAATTAAGTCTCGTGCAGATCGGAAAAGACAAGCTTAACAGTAGAGCCGGGATGTTTAAGAATAAAGACGGGCGCATTGCGATTATCGCTGAGTTCAACGCAAAAGATGGCGGCAATGACCTTATAAGTCAAGTAACTAAAGCATCGGGCCTTGGCCGTCGAGGCGCAGTGTTGAACCCGGCAGTTTTTGCTAAATACGCCGCGTCGAGAATCGCAGCAAAATTTTCGGCGGGATTTGAACTTCTTCGTTCAGGCGTCACCAAGTTCGCAGACTGGGCAAAGGCTATGCTTCGCCAGTTCGGCAAGTCTATCGGCCCGAAACTCAGAGTAATGTTTGCAGATCTGACAGCAGTATTAAAAAGCCGCACGGGCGCAATCAGCGGCCGCACAGTAGCCGGAAAATTTAAAGCGAAACCAGCTCCAAAGGTAAAACGTGCGCAGCCGGCAGGCGTTCCAAAATCGTTCGGAGTTCAGTCGAAAGATCTGCAATGGGTAAAAGACAACAAAAAACAGTTGCGCCTTGTTTATAACGGCCAGACCGTTGCAACTCTTGAACGTCAAAAGCCCGGCGGCTGGCGTTGGCCTGAAGCAAATAAAGCGTGGGCCAGAAACGAACTGGCTGACGCCAAAGCTACCGTTAAAAGCACAATTTTTGAAGAGCTGAAGCGTGCCGAACGCGAAAGCGCCAAGTATAAAGCCGAAGCCGACAAGCGTCAGAAGGCCGAAGAAGCACGCAATAAAAAGCATGACGATTACTTTACGCAGCCAATATCAACGGCACCGGCAAAGCCAAAGCTCGCTTTTAAAGAGCGCATCAAAAACTTTATTGTAAAAGCTGGCGACGTTCTTGTTGATAGATGGGGGCCTGCGCTCAGGCTTCAGCAGAAAATAGCCAAAGAAGCTGGTATCAATGAAATCAGCGAGGGTGAAAACTTTTACCGCAAACTTGAACTGCTCACCAATCGAATCAGTAGTAGAACGGAACAGTTTAAAGCCGAATTATTCGAACCAATCGTCGATTATCTCAATAAAAACAAAATCAGTTATGAACAGTTCAACCGGTTTTTGCGAATCATGCACGCAGAAGAGCGCAACAACCATGTTTTTGAAATCAATCCTGAATTTCGTCGCCGCGCTGCTATCGAACCTGACAACCCGAACTATGCAGGTTCTGGCATCACAACCAAAGAGGCCAGGGCTGAAATAGAACGCATGAAGCAAGACGGCACATACGACACATATTTTGCCGCCGGGAAAATGTATTGGGATCTGAACAAAACCCTGCTTAATATGCAGGTTAAATATGGTCTGATGGCACCGGAAGTGCGCGACACATTAAACAGCAAATATGAATATTACGCGCCGCTGAAAAGCATGACTGAAGATTCCACAAAACTTGACTGGCGTGCGCTTGGACGACGCAGCGAATCATCTGACCAGCTTGCACATACCGAAAAAGCAATCGAAGCAACTTTTTCTTACGGAGAAAATGCAAGGGTTCGCCGCGCATTTGCAAGGTTTGCCATCAACCATCCAATGCCAGGACTCTACGAAATAAACCGGGCAGTAAAAAAGCCCTATTTCGATGAAAACACCGGAGAGGTTAAATACCGTCTCGACCAATACGAAAAACGCGAAGAGCTGCTTTTTGTTCCGACCTCAACTGGCGGACTGGTAATGCGCATTAAAGACCGGGCATTACTTGCAGTGTTAAAAAATCAGAACGATTTGCAGCTTGGGGATTTCCCTGGGCCGTATCTGCGATCACTTAATCGTTTTCTCGGAGCGGTAAATACATCCGTAAATCCAGAATTTATGTTTGTAAACCTGCTTCGAGATATTCAGACGGCCGCCGTTTCTTTGTCAGCCGAAGAATCGTCAGAAATGGCCGCCAATGTTGTGCTTGGCATTCCAGGGGCGGCAATTACCGCATACGAATTCAAAGCTGGCGAAAACAACGCTAACGTTGCCCTGTATAAAGAATTTATGCGCCAGGGCGGTAAAATTGGCTACCGCGACATTTATAAACTTGAAAACGCAGCAGAAAAACTGAAAGTTCGCATGGCAGAAACTCAGGCCGGCGGAACATGGTTTCAAACTAAAGAAGGCATGAAAGCAATAAGAGATTTGATAGTGGATGCCAACGACGTTATCGAATCTGCAACTCGTTTTTCGGCATACAAAGAAGCAAGAAACATGGGCATGAGCAAAGAAAAAGCCGGCTCTATTGCTGCAAATGTAACGCTTAATTTCCAGAAAAGAGGAACTGCCGGCCAAATCCTCAACGCGATGTATCTTTTCAGCACTGCGTCAATCGGCGGCTCCGCAAGAGTGGCGGCCGTTACGGCCAAAGCGGCAACATCAAAAACCGGCAAAGCTTTGATTAGCGGCGCCATTGCTTTCGGCTTTATGATCGACATAATCAATCGCATTCTGAGTGACATCGACCCGGATGATGACCGCAAATATTGGGATAAGATTTCTGCCGGCGAAAAAGACATGAATTATATGATTATGCTTCCGGGCCAAAAAGAAAATCCGTTGAAGCTGCCCATGCCGCATGGGTTTAATGTGTTTCCGGCAATCGGCCGCAACATTTCGGCAATGCTGTTCGGCGAGCAAACTGCTTATGAATCGGTCGGCAACGTAATGAATACTCTGTGCAACGCCTTCAGCCCGATCGGCACCGACGAACGCGGCATTGCATATTCGCTTATTCCGACAGCAGTTAAAGCGCCTGCAGATGTTATGCTCGGCAGAAAATGGACCGGAAAAAGAGTGCGCCCAGATCAACCACAATTCAACGCTGAAATGCCGCGCAGCCAGTTGATTAACAAAGACACGAATAAAATGCTGGTCGGAATTACTCAAGCTCTGAATGCCATCGACGGAGACGGCCGGCGACCGGGAACCCTTGATTTCTCTGCAGCCGACATTCAATATTTAATCGAACATTATCTCGGTGGAGCAGGGAAAACCGTAACCAGAGGCTTTGACGTTCTCTGGAGAATTGGAGCCGGTCAAGAAATTCCACCGGGCAATGTTCCGTTTGTCAGACGATTTTACGGCAGCAATACTGACTTTGAAGCTTTCGACACGTTCAAAAAAAATCGCGACGAAGTTGAACGGTATAACGCCGCAAAAAGGGAAGATGACAAAGCATGGATGCAGGCCAACAAATGGCTTTCGGTTGCCAGGCAGCGCTACGGCGAAACAGACAAGCGACTTGGCGACATAAAAAAAGACGCGACCCTCGACGACGATCAAAAGCGCGATGCCATGATGATTGAACAAAAACGATTCAATCGCGATTTCGAAAAGATCAGGAAGCAATATCAAGGCACCAATCTGCCAATTCCAGAAGATGAAGAAAGTCGCGCTAAGCCCCGCAAGCAGCGCAAAAGACCGGCATCAAATCGCCGCAAAAAATCAGTGTTGTTTATGTAAAAAATCTATCAGAAAACTGATAATAGGTGTATAATGTAAGTGAATGGGCCGGAGGCTCATATCTCACCACGGAGGGTTTCAAAATGAAACTTTGCGCAAAGTTCTTTTTTGTCGTTTTGCTTCTCGTCGCGTTCGCGGCTCCGTCTTTCGCTCTCGACCCTGAAGTCAGAAAGGCAGGTCAGCAGCACAAGGCTCAGACCTTTGACCATATCGAAAAGGTCACCATGCTGCAGCTCAGTGCAACGTCTGTTCTTACTCCGTCGGATACCACTTCGACGAACACAGCGTCTGTATATTACCTGCCCGATACCGTGAGATATCCTATCGAGCTGGAAATTCAGAACGAAACATCCACGGCAATCAACTATGACATTTATTCAACCACTACAGCATCAGGCGTTGACGTTCCCGGCGCAACAGATCCCATTCTGTATGACGTGAACGGCGCTAAATGCGTAAGCAGCAAGATTGCAAAAATGGTGTTCTACCAGGAACCGAACATCAGTTTTGCCGCTGCATCTGCCGCGACAGCGACCTTCATCATCAGGTCGATCACGGGAACAGAATAACGACAAGCACACAACTGGCGGCAGCAATGCCGCTGGTTTGTTTTTTTTAGCAAAGGGGGCCAACGTGAAAAAGTTTATCCTTCCGATCATTCTATTTGTTCTTTCTTGCGCAATCAGCTTTGCCGAGCAGCCGACATGGCCGACCCAGAACGGCGAGCCGGTAAATTGCAATTTCGGCTTCAAGGAAATCGCCACGCCAACAATCACCATCGACGACGTTACCGCAGTAAGCGTTTCAAGCTATCTGCCCGCCGAAACCATTGGTTTTGAATTGCGAGCCGCTTCAGGCTCTTTTATCATCGGTCACGCCGATAATATCGCTACCGGCACAAGTCGCATCGGTAGACTGGTGTCAGAAGGCGAATCATATACCTGGAACGGTCTGGCCGGAACTTTCAACGGCGTAATTATCGGCACCGCAACGTCAACAAAAGTTACTTTCGACGCAGCCTGGGGGCAATACGAGCAATGAAACACAGACAGCCCATATCTTTAATTGTCCTGCTCTTCGTCCTTGTGTCGATCGGCGCAGGCTATTCTCAGAATGGCGCTGTTTATCTGCTGCGAATCACCGAAGGCAATGTAGCCAACACCAATATCAACTGGGAGCTCGACTGGTATGAACACACGAACAAGTAAACTTATTTTTCCCGCGATTCTTTTTCTTTTCGCGTGCCTGATTGCTTTCGGCGAAAACGGCCCAACCCCACAAATCATCGTCGGCAGCTCCGGCATTTCTGACGGCAGCGTAACAAACGCCAAACTTGCGGAGCCCGTCAGCGTCGCCAACGGTGGCACCGGCAAGACCACAGCAGCCGAAGCGCTGGCGGCTCTGGGTGGCGCAAGTCTGAACGGTAGTAGCACTGTGAATTTTCTGACAGAAGATCTCAACGTGGCGGGTGTTGCGACATTCACCGGGTTTGTTAAGTTGGGTGACGCAGCGACCGGCGTTAAGATGAAAGTGCTTACGGGCACCACTGGCGTGGTCGACAGCTCCGTAACTGTCAACCACGGTGTTACGTCAAGTAAGATTATCGGTTTTCAAGCCATGGTTTTCACTGACGGGAATACTGGATGGCTTCCAAATACGTATCTACCCGCAAATCTTACATACAGCGTGTATTTTGATTCTTCAAAATTTACGGTGTTCACAGATGCATCTGGAACAAGTGTCGCAGAAAAACCTTTTACTATCATTCTTTGGTATACGGAGTAGCCATGAAAAAAATACTATTTATTATTCTTTTCCTATGCGCTAGTGCCTCGTTTGCACAGACACGGCCCCATTGGCTACAAATAAATGGTGCTCCAGTTGTTGACATTAGATCTCTTGGTGCGGTCAGCGGTCAGAACTGTGACGTAGCGTTTGCCAAGATTGCTTCGCTAACTGCCCCGACCATATTTGTTCCGGCGGGCACTTATAATATCACCAAGACCATCAACCTTCCGAGCAACTCCACTATTTTCGGGGAAGGGCCTTCGTCAATTATAAAGCACACGGGGACTGAGGGGTATGGGCCAACAGCTACATTCATCTTCGGGGGTGTGAATAATATTTCAGGGGGTGTGCCCCCCGATACCGCAAGCTCATCTGCCATTGGAACTCGCATTGCCGTCACAGGCCAGCCACAGGTAGGACAGAAAGACATCGTGATTGCTGACCTTACTGGATTTGATGTAGGTGAAATGGTTCTCCTTGAAGGTAGCACTATGGCGGGCACCACTCGCAGACGTTTCACCCATACCGATATCATATCGTCTATCGACGTTGCCTCGTCTGCTCTCTACCTGCGTCACGGATGCGGTTTCCCGTTCCCAGCGGGAGAAACCGTAACAGTTAAAAACATGTCGGCAGCGTGGAAACCAATCGAGAACATAACCATTTCTCGGTTGAACCTCCAGGCTGAAAAGGATAACACCGCGTTCGGCGGTGGCCCTGTATCTATCGGGCTTGTGTATAACATGGTCATCGAGGACTGTGTTATGTCTGGATACTACGGTGTATCATCTAATTCTGTGTTCTATAGTCGCATAAGAAATAACAACATCCAGTGTTCTTATATGGGGGTAGAAGCAGCTCTGCACTCCTGCGGTAATATCATCGAGAATAACATGATCGATTACCAACAGGATGAAAAAGGGGATGTGTTCTGGAGGGCTTCTTCGCCGCTGCCAAACTTCGGTATAATGATTTCCGAGAGTGGTTCTGCGAACATTGTTCGGGGGAACGTAGTGCGAGGAAAGTTCTTCTACGGACTGTTTATGACGACATCTACGAGTGATGTTGTGGAAAATAACCGCTTTGAAAATTGCTATTTGTCTATTGGCGGGGACACAGCGGGTGCCAGAATCTTTGGTAACAAGATTACTGGCTATGACTTTAACTCTCCGAATTACAGCGTGGGCATTGCGTTGAACTCAGCAGGCTTCCCGTTTGAAGATCCGATAATCAAAGACAACCTGATATCGCTATCTCTTGGAAGAGGCATCGACGTATCAAATCCCAGTGGGAACCTTGTTATTCGAGACAACGTGGTTCGCAACTGGGCAAGTGGCAATCAAATTATCATACATAGTGCAAACCCAGCAACGTATACCGCCGATGTTTCGGGCAATAAATCATGGTTATTCGATGAGTCTACAATTCATTGGCCCCAGGATACAGCTATAAACGCATCCGACTCACCACAGGTTATTGCAGATTTTGACCTCAGTGCGTATTCCATCAGTAAACACTGCTCTGGGCTTGATCTCGACTTCAGTATATTTATGGATAACTCTGTTTACCCGCTGATAGCAAACATCGTGGCGTCATCGCCAGCGACGTATACCGTGTTGGCGTCATTCACATATCAGCCAAGCGTTGATAGTGTTGCACAGGTCGAAACCAAGTTTAATCTCAGTATAGAACAGTCTTTCACATCTCGATTCTGGTCTGTTGCTACGGCGTGGAGCGCCACATCTACTAGCACGCGGGAACTATCGACTTATTCTGACGCAACAACAGACCCAGTTCACATTAAGATCGTCGTGTATCACACCGGCCCAGCTGGAACCGTTGCGCCCCTCGCTCCTGGTAGGGCTACGCTGACCGCGCGTAACAACCAATGTGTTATTACACAACCCGGACAACTTTGGTAAAGGAATCAATATGAAAAACACCTTGACCGCCCTCTTCATTCTCGTCTCTCTCACCGGCTTCTCTCAAGGGCTGACCGCCGATTCGCCGGCTGTCGAACCTTCCGCCTGGGAGCAAATCACCGTTTACGCTGTTAATGCTTTCGTCACGTTTGTCATCAGCATCATCGGCCTTGTGCTTACCGGCATTTATGACGCAATCAGAAAATACCTAGCAACCGTCCGTTACGGGCAGGAAATGGGTATCATCATTGAATCCGTCAGAACTGCAGCTTTGCGCAAGGCCAAAGAACGCGGCATCGAATACTCTGCCCTTATTCGAGAAATCGGCGGCATGTATTCTGACCTACAGATAACCCCGGCTGAAAAGCTGCGCCTACAGGAAATCCGCGACGACATCAGAGCGACGGCCCGCGAGATTGCAGCGGAGCAGCTCAAGCAGGTGCGCGGTCTTGCAAAAGACGCTGCTGGTAAATGGGTAGCCGAAAGGATCGACCTTGTCCTGGGGGAGCTGGTATCGAACGCTCTCGGTTTGCCCACGATCTAACGCCCGTCTGGTCTGGCAAGATCGGCAATGCCAGGCTGGTCGTTCACGGAAATCCAACCGGCGAATGGCGGGCTGGAGCATGGTGGAGGTTTTAATGAAATACCTTATTCAGCGCATAAAAGAATTCTTAGGCTATCCGACGCCGCCCCGCCCCGAGCAGATCGGCGAAAAGCTTGTAACAATGCGGCAGCCTCGCGATTGCCACAATGCTATGGTTGCAACGCTCTGTGGAGTAACTTACGAAGAGGCGCACAAAGCCCTGTGGCATTTCAATCTGCCGTTTTTCCTTGAGTCGCCGCTGCTTTCCAACCCGCTGAACGTGAAGCGCGGCATCAGGGCGCTCGGTTGGGAACCGGTAGAGATCGGGCTGTCGCCGCTGCTCAATGGCACTGCGACGCCCGGCAAAGTTGGTGTGCTTGTTCACGACCCGAAAAACCCGATTTTCGCGCAGCATTGGGTGGTCTGGTTCGGCACCACGCCAAACGCCACCTGTGACGAAATACTCCACATGCTTCACTGGGGGCAGAGCCAGGACTTCGTTTACAAGACTCAGCAGGAACTGATCGACCTCGTGACGCTCGGAACGCCGAATTGCGTTTTTGAGGTGCGCCAATGATAACCCGGCACCAAATCAGAAACGCGATGATTGACGCTTTTGAGCAAGTCGCCGAAAACACGCAGGAATACTATCGCCTGAATCATGCGTCAGAAGCCAAGTTATACGAGCTTGAAAATAAGTTAGTTGATTGGCTCAGAAGCATTGGTATTGAAGTATAATTGAAAGTGAAGTTAAAAAAGAAGGTGCAGCTATGGAATTTATCCCGCTGGCTCTTGCTATTATAGTCCTGTTGAAAGTAGAGTCATCCCATGCCGACGGAAGTGCAGATTTGGAATATTATCGTCACAAACTGGCCGAGCATTGCGACCGGCATTGTAACAGCGCTTGCGATATTGAGGCTCAACAGGTTCACGAGCCGGCAGAATGTTATAGAGAAGCGGGTGAGGCGGCTGATGGAAGCGTGCGCCGCAAAAAATCCTGAGTTTGCGCGAAAGTTATTTGATGATGAGGGAGGCACAGACGAATGACAACCGATTGGAGCAAGGTGCGCTTTTTTAAAAAGTCTGAGTTTTCCGGCCCCGACCAACTCGACCCGCTTCTTGTCTACAGCCTCGACGCGTTGCGAGAAGCAGTCGGGCGGTCGATTAAGATTAACAGCGACTACCGCGACGGCGACCCAGGCCAGCATGGTCTTGGAAAAGCAGCCGACATAGTTATTGATGGTCTTTCGGTTGTTGATCAGTTTTTGCTTGCCGAAAAGACGCGATTATTTTCTGGTATCGGCATATATCCATTCTGGAACCGGCCCGGCATACACGTTGACATCAGGACTCTGAAGCCGCATGAGCAGGGCGCAAGATGGGCGCGAAATGAAAAAGGTGTTTACGTTTCTCTGACTTGGGGTTTCATCAAAAATCTGAGGTAGGAGCATGACGCTTGAGCAAGCACTCAAAGAGATCGAAAGAATCGCGGAAAGATACGACCGGGATATGCGATTATGCGAAATGGCAGCAAGAATCCAACGAGAGCGACAGAAGCGAGCATCAGAAGATGATAGACAGGCGTCGTCGGCAGGCACCGGGGCTTGAGATTTGCCCTGATTGTGGCGGCGTCGTTTGGAATCTCGGCGACATAAAGCGATGCGGCGATTGCCGATGTAAATTCTAGTTGCGCCGCCAGGTTTAAAATGATATTTTAGCTTTATACGCATGGATGGCCGAGTGGCCGAAGGCGGCAGGCTGTAAACCTGTTCTATAAAAAGCGCGGTGGTTCAAATCCATCTCCATGCAATGTTTAATGCCTCTCCTTATTCCTTTCCTTTTTTCGCAATCCTCAACCAACCTCTCAGCCCGCCGCTTTTTCAGGCGGGTTTTTTGTTGGTCGAAAAAATAAATAAAAAAGTTGTTGACTTTATTTTCTAATGCAATTATAATTCAATTATACGAAGAAACGAAAAACAGGAAGGAGGCGAACATGAACCGATCAATTTATTTTCCAAGCGATCTTGAAAAAAAGATTGTTCGTGACGCTAAGAAGCGCAAGGTCAGTGTTTCCAAACTTGTTGTCGAAATGATCGAGCGTCTTTACTCTCTCGACAAATAAAGATTAGCGGGCTACCGGCTTGCAAGGTAGCAACGGTGCGAGGCTTTGCACGTCATGGCAAAGAAGCCGTCAGGTTGACGGGAGAAAGCACTGAAGCGTCAGGGAATGAAGCATCTAACCGGATGCGGCACAACTCCGGCGCAACGTAACAGGCTGAGATGCCTGACCCGGTTATGCCGGGAGCAATCGCAAGTAATCGAACTTGCCTGATGAGCCGTTTGGCGGCGAAATTGCTACAAAAGGAGAAAAAAAATGAAAAAGTATGATTTTGCGAAAGCGCGCGACTTTATCGAAGCCGAAAAAGAAATTCTGACGGGAGCCAGCCTTGGCATGCACGAAGACTGGTTCTCGACAGGCGAAACTATCTGGAAAAATGGAGAATACACCGTAGACCTTGCCACTGTTGCAGAAATTGCAGGCATCTGTGGCAGCCGTTGGGCAACGCCCGTCATTAAGTTGAAATACAACGACGGAAAAGAGCGTTTCCTAGAGTGCTATAGGGGTGAAAGCTCAGGCACAAAATCGGATTTTTTTGAGCTTGGCGTGCTTTCTGGCCCAGTGCAAGATTCAATCGCGCCAATAGAAAAATAACAGCTTTTGTGGTTCTGTCGGTTCGACCCCGGCGCGGTCGCCGCATCTGGAGGCAGCAGACGACCGTAGCAATCGCGGGAGATACAGCCCGCCTGATGATGCCGCTGAGGGCGGCGAAATTGCTATAGGGAGGATTAACATGCACGCAGAAATCGGTAAAATGAGCAAATTGCAGCGGTCTTTTTTAAATATTGCGTTTCAGTATGGCCGGTTTAACGACCCGCAGCCGGCTGATACCGCAATCAGCAAACAGGTTTTGAAGCACATAAAAGAAGGCAGAAACGATCTGGCGGCTATAGAAGCCGGCAAAAGTCAGATTGCGTTGGAAATTTTTGAAAAGGCGCTTGAAGAAGCGAAAGGAGAATAACGATGGATAAGAAAGAACTGGCGATCATTCCAATTAACGAGCTTCAAACAATGGCAACGGCAGCTTGCAAAAGCGGCTTGTTTCAGATGCCAAGCCCTGAAGCGGCCCTCACACTGATGCTGCTTTGCCAGGCTGAGGGATTACACCCGATACAGGCTATGAGGCAGTATCACATTATTAAAGGCCGCCCGGCCATGCGAGCCGATGCAATGCAGGCGGCTTTCCAAAACGCCGGCGGCAAAATTCAGTGGATTGAGCGCAGCGATACAAAGTGCAGCGCAGAATTTTCTCACCCGGCAGGCGGCGTTTGCACCGTAACCTGGTCGATTGAAACGGCAAAACAGGCAGGCTTAACCGGGAATCCTACATGGCAAAAATTCCCGCGTGCCATGCTTTCGGCTCGCGTTGTGTCAGAGGGCTGTCGCGCAGTATATCCGGCGGTAGTGTGCGGCCTTTACACGCCCGAAGAAGTGCAGGATTTTGATGACCAGCCGAAAGCGAAAAAGCAAGCCCGCCAAGACGTTAAAAACGAGCCGGAAGATATTATACCAGTCGCAGCAACAGAAAGCCCAACAGTGCCCACCGAAACGCCGGCAATTACCCTTGCCGAAAAAGTGAAAGCGGTCGAGCCTGAGTTTGTGCCAGATGCAGTTATCGTTGAGCCGGTGCCCGAAGTTAAGGCAGCAGAACGA